CATTGATTGTGGGACTTCGTGCTATACTGTGGGCACATTAACCAACCAGCAAGGAGCTGATCGTGAAAAACTCAAACTTTCAAACACCACGTAATTTTGCAGACTGCACATGGGTGCAGGGCTATGGACGCGAGGAGCCGCTTTGGGAGCGTGTGGCTGGCTATGTGCTGGCATTTGGCATTGGCGTTGGTCTGGCTTGCCTCTTGGTGGCATGGTGGTGTTAAATGACTAAAGACGAAGCATTACGCATTGCATTGGAGGCGTTGGATTGGTGCATTGCTGAAATTAATCGCGATAGCCCGTCAGTTATTAACGCAAACAAAGCCATCACCGCCATTAAAGTCGCACTAGAAGCGAAGGATGAGCCTGTGGAGTTTTTTGATTGGTACGACAACGCGCATTGGGGCAACGAAGACTTCAAAGATGGTTGCCACAGAGCGTGGAATGCCGCAATTAAATACACCACCCCACCACAGCGCACATGGGTAGGGCTGACGTATGATGAGATTGCGGAAGTCGAGGATGAATACATTGTTGACTATCGCATCCCTGCGGGGTCTGCATGGAATTTTGCCAAAGACATTGAAGCCAAGCTCAAGGAGAAGAACACATGAACTGCTGCGAGGGAAATTGCAATCAGGGCAGAGATTGCCCTTTGCGCATTGCTCATGCTCCCAAGCCTTTGCTATCAAAGCGCCTTTTTAGGCGCTTTTTTTATGGGCTTTTTATTGCCATCCTTGGTGTGCTGTGGATGGCTTTTGTGGCGTTTGTGGTGGCCACTTATGCATAGGGTCTGGTGCCAGCCTTGTCAATGATCAGAGCCTGTTTGCGTGGGCTGGTGTCTTCGCTGTTTGGCACGCTGATGTGGGTCCAACGATCAAATTCGCGGATGATCTGATCGTAGCCAATGCCGCTGTCCACGATCTTGCGCACCACTTCGTCTGGTGTCATGCCTGGCACTTTAAAGTCGGCAGCGCAGCCGAGTCGGTGCTGGCTGGTGTCTTTACTGCCCACCGCATCATTCACCTTCTTTGTGCGCAGGCCTGAGCTGATCATGATTGGCTTACCACCAAGCACCACCTTCACCTGCTCCAGAAAGTCAGCCAGGCGCGTCAGATTGGCCAGCTCGGTGTCATTGGGGCTGTTGTCCCAACCATTGCGTTCTGCGGTCTCTGAGGCCGTCAGTTCTTCTAAGGTGAAATTTGGTGTCAAGTTCACTTCTTGTTCCTCATGTCTGCAAGTTTTTCAACGGTACGGCCACCAAAATAGGCCAAGAAAATAATCTGTCCCCACTGGCCCAAGAGATTTACATAACTCTCTTGCGCGTTGTAGCCGAAGGCCGACATCATGGTGAACACAAAATAGGCCACAAAAATGGCTATGAGGGCCATAGGACGGATATTTTTGGAGAGCGAAGAGTCTGACCTCATATCTGCTGTCCATCGGTCTGTGACTGCTGTTTGCTCCACCTCAAACAGCTTGGTGTCATTGGCCATCTTTGCCAGCTCACCATCTTGCGCCAGCTTGGTCAGCTCCAGTTGCGCTTTGGCCTTGGCTTCTGGGTCTGGAATGAGCTTGTCGATGAGCTTGCCGCCCACGTTCATAAGTGCGTCGAGTGCGATCATTGTTTGCTCCTTGAAAGCATGGTTGCTGCAATTTCCATCATGGTTCTTGTCACCTGAATGTCGGTTGGTTCATTATCCCAGCCAACAGTAATTTGGCCAACAAACCTGTTCGGGTCAGGTGGGATGCTGATTCGGCAAGTGTATGTGACACCTTTGGCGATGTACCACAGGCCCATCTCAGATTGCGCTGATCGGTATTCACCGCAAGGAATCTCGCTGGCCATCAGCCTGACAACATCAGCGTTGTTGGCTGCATTCTGAGTAAACAGTCCAACATCAAGCCCATCGTTGGTTTTGTCTCGTCCTTCTTTGGTGTAAGCGCGGTACAGCACTCGGGTGCCAAACATGGGGTTTACTTTGAACACGGCCACAATGGTGGCATTGGTGGTTTTGAATAAGTGCGCAGCTGCGTCTTCCACTCTGTCCTCAACAATGCTAGGCATCTTCTTGGACTCTTTATATGCCCCCATCAGCAGCTCTTGGTTTTGCCAAACAAAGTAACCAGCAAAAGCAAACACCGCCATGAGTATCAGCGCAAACAGCTTGAATGGACTATCCACATAGGACAGAACCTTGCTCAATATATCTGCTGGTTTTTCGTCGCTCATAGTCCAATCATCCCAAGTAGTTTATTGACAACTTTGTCGGCAAGCTCGTCTGGCAAAAATTTGAGCAGGCCCAAGACGTACCATGCAATGCACATGCGCACGAAGATTTTGAGAAAGAGATCGAATTGCTTTTGGTATTCATTCATCGCCCACAGCGCGTTTTAGCGCACAACTCAGCAACCTCATTGAGACCCCAGCCAATAGCGCCAATAAGCATCACAATCACAACAATTGCAACTGCCCACTCTAGTTGTTCAGCCTCAGACTCTTTGCGCTTTTTTTCTTCTTCCTTGGCTTGCCTGGCTAAATGAGCGTCCTCAATGTCCATCTGTTGCTGGCGCTTTTTAATCTTATCCCACACATCGGCACGACCAGTAGCTTGAAACAGCATCATCAACTCGGCCTCGAAGCGCTTGGCCTCGTCGAGCGCCATTTCAATTTGTAATGCTGTGCCAAGATTTGACTTGTTGCCAGAGCGTTTGGCCTCCACCATTGCTTTGGTGGCCACGCTCTTGGCATCAAACATCTTGGCGATAGATGGTGCTAAACCAGCCAGATCATTTGCAACCTTGCTGGCTTTTTTGACTACGCTGATTGCACTTTGTAGTCCTGCTAGGGCTGTAATTGGATCGATCATTTTCGCTCTACCTTTTTCCATTCAAGGCATACTACTTTGCGATTAAAAACATCACCGGTCCATGCCCATCGGACGCATCTATATTCAGTGGATGACACTTGCGATAGTGTTAAAACCATCGCAAGTAGAAATCTCAGTGTTTCCAATAGCTTAGAAAATAACCGACCACGGCAGACACGCCTGAGACAATGGTCATGCCAAACCAGAGGCCTCCGCGACCTTTGTTGGCCAGTGCCATAAGTTCATCAAGCTGGCGCTCGACCTTGTCCATCTTTTTGTCCATGTCCTGAACTTTTTGCCAGAGCACGCCATATTTCACCGGATCAAAGTTTGTATCGTCAAATGCCATTTACTTCACCAATTAGTCTTATATTGTTATTAGCCAATGTCAAGATTATTTATGCCACAAGTTGTGCTTTTAAGGCATCAACTTCATTTTTCAATTCTTGAACAGCTAAAGTTAAAGTTGCAATTACGCGACTTAAATCAACGCTTTGATATTTTGCGTTTCCTTCTTGATCGACACCATCTTTGATGCCTGTTACAGCGTCTGGAATAACTTCTTGCAATTCATGAGCAATAAAGCCTTGACCTTCTCTTCCATCTATCCAATTAAAAGTAACTGGCTTAAGTTGCAAAACTTTATCCAATCCACCCGTCATTGGGATAACATTTTCTTTTAGTCGATAATCTGAAGATGTGTTGTATTTAACAGCGGCTGTTCCGTCTTGAGCAATGTCACCAATTGAAGTTCCGTTGTATCGAAAATTTACAAAAGATGAGCCATTGGTGGAGCCGGTTGCGTGAAACACATCAACATACGAGTTGACAGTCGTGGCGTTCTTGAAGAACTGTGCCACTGATCCTGTGGTGAAACGCACTCGTTCTTGACCGTTGACATAAAAATACAAATCACCAGATAAATAACCAATTCTGGCTGAGGCATTTGCCGTATCGCCAAAACGAATGTTGGCATCTCGGCCTGATGCATTGCTTGAAAACATTGCCAATGTATTGTCACCAGCAGCTGTCCCAGTCAACGTAGACAAAACATCAAATTGATACGATGCCGATGCCTGGCCTAAAGCCAAACGAAAATTGGTGTTATCCCAAAAGAATTTAGAGTTGTTTTGTGAATAAACACCAGAAGCGCCAGCAAAAATAACAGACCCAGCAGTAAATGCTGTACCGGTCCCTGTGCCTCCGCTAGTTACAGGCAATGCTGTTGTCAAAGCCAGTGAAGCTGCACTAACCGCGCGGCCAGCGGTTAAATTAGCAACACTGACTTGTTTAGTTGTACCACTTTGTACAACTGGAAGAACTTCAGTACCCGCAAGTGGTGTGGTTGCAGCGGTTAGTGCAGAAATTCTTGCGTTAGCCATGATTGATGTTATTACGTTGACTGATACCAGTAACCATCAGCGTTGTAAACAAAACTGATTGCTTGAGTAGATGTGCCTTTTTGCAAAGTCTGTGTGCTTCCACCAATCAGTTTGATGTTTCCTGAACCAACAGATACATCACGAACAGTTAATGCATATGATGATGTTGAATTGAACAGCGACAATCGCGCACCAGGATAACCACCATTGATGGTATCAAGGTTTTGTGCCGATGCAATTGTCAGGTTTGCCAATGACAAGTTATACGCATTTAGTGTCGGACCAGTAAATGTGATGTTCTTTGGCAGCGACTCAATCGTGATAGTAAATTCGCTGTTGTTAACCCTGCGAGGATTAATAAACAGGAAAATTTTACGGAACATCACTTTTACAACTGTGCCAGGATTACCGCTAAGTCCAATTGACAATGTTGGCGTTGTAGCGGCTTGCGTTGCTTTGTAGGCAAATGTTAATTGACTAACACCAGTCGGTACAGACATCAATCGTGAAAATTCAGCGCCAAAGCCAAATGACAGGTAGTTGTTCGTTGGGGATGTGGTATCGGTGCGCTCAACCTCAACGAATAGCACCACTTGATCGCCAATGGAAATGTTCTGAGCGATCTGCTGGCGCAGGCTGGCATAGTTTCCAGAACCAGCACCTAATTGAATTTCCTGCACCCATACATACGCACCATCGAGGTAGCGAAGGACGTACCCGACTTCTGCACCTGTGCCGCTTTGTGACAAACCTTGATTGCAATACTGAGGGTCGCCAAAGTCGCATGGAAACAAGTTGTAACGCCCACTATCGCTTTTTGGCTCAAATGAGTTGAACATCGTTACATCAAGGTCTGAAAACGATGTTTGCAAGTAATCCGCGCTGCTATCAAATCGGAATTCGCCACGGGCATCACCACTAACACGGCAATTTTTAACAGAGAACGAACCATTGGTCGCGCCAAGTTTTCCGTCAACAACAATGCAGTTCTCCATCATTCCGTTTTGAATGGAATTGAAATTGCCTGTTTGGTCAATCATTTGGGTATCGTTGCGCACACCAGTCAGGTTGCGGTACACCAAGTGATAAATAGTGGTGTTGCTGATGTACGGTTCGCAGTCAATAGCGCCCAATGGATACTCTTTTCCAGATGGGCCACCACCGTAATCGCAGTCAAAGAAACTATCAAACACATTGCAATATGATGAATTGTGTGCGCCTGGCTCAACAACAACACCCCATCGACGGCAGTTGATAAAAATGTTGTTTCTCAGTGTTACGTTGTAAAAGTTTTCAACATAAATGCCATCAAGACCAATGTCTTTAAATGTGCATTCATACACTTCTGCATTTTCAACATCCTGACCAGTTGCACCCGCACCAAGTCTGACACCAAAATCATAGTTGTTGGTAGTTTCCCAACCAACGGTTGGCTTGTTTCCATCAAAAAACAAACCAAAAATTCTCAAATTGCTAACGCTGGTTGATGTGAAGCATTGCCGGTTATTACCAGTAAAACTCAAAATTGACGCAGGGCCAGCACCATAAATTGACATGTTTGATTTTGGCTCAATGTTAGCGTCGATCAGATATGTTCCAGGTGGTATGTAAACAGCGCCACCACCTTGTGCTGATACAGCATTAATGGCTGCTTGGATAGCTGCCGATGCTCCGGTAACACCAGTTGGATCAGCTCCAAAATCAAGAATGTTTACTGGCGAACCAGTAATCATGGAATATGATGCTTTTGTAAGTGCCATAATTAAGCCTCGTGATGAGCTGTAAATGATTGAACAATAGGCAAAACCTTAGCACCAGCCAATGGCGTGGTAACAGAGGTTAGTGCTGATATTTTGCTGTTAGACATGACTGTTTTTTAAGTTGATGTTTTTCGACACACTTAAATCAAAAATTCGATCACTGAAGTGATTGGTGGTGCTTGGCTGAATGTAACATTACCGCCAGAAATTGTGTATGTGTTCTTGTTCTGGTAAACGCCATTGATGAAAATTGCACTTGGCACAGAAGAAACTGGGAAAATAGTTTGTGATCCATTGCCAGTAGCATTACTTGCTGCTGAACCAGACAAAATATTGTCACTCAAAGAACTGTAGACTGTGCTTCCATTCCGATTCTGCACTCGGATGCTGTAGTCTGCATTGACGTACAGGCGTGCAGGCGTTCCACTGTTTGATGGATAGCCACCAAGCGTGCGGATAGGTTGAGTTGCTGAAATCGTCAGCGCAGCATCCCAATACACATTGATTGGATTTGTTTGTGGATTGAGGTTAGCCGTTCCAATCCAGATGTAGCCATTCTCAAGAGGTTGGCCATCAATGTCTGTGAAGATTGGAAATGGAGGATTAACTGTGAGTGCGGACATTTATTGGTTCTCCTGGTCAAATTGGCGCTCGGTTTGGGTTGCTGTCTGCAACCATTGAATCCTTGCATCCAATGCTTTTGGCAGTTTTGCTGCGTCTGCGAATTTCTGGAAGGATTGTGACATAGCTGTGCGACGAATGCTAGCTTCGCTTGGCGCTCCTCTGGTCGCAGCTTCTATGGCAAGTTTTTGGAATCCCTCATCAGCGAACAACTTTCCTGCTGCTTTGAGTGAATCCTTGTTGCCTTGAGTCATGGCTCCGGTGATTATGGATGTGGCTGCGGCTGCAATAGGACCACCCATCGCAGCTGCACCAGTCAATGCGCCCTTGGACAGCGTGCTTTCCATAACCTTACCGATTAGGCTTTCGGCCTGCATGCCTTGCAGCAATGCTTGGTTTGCCTTGCCGGTGGTCAAAACATTGGCTCTGGCCTCTGTAACGCGCTTGGAGACCTCGAACAGATCGCGAAGCACATCTGCTGAATCTTTGCCAAGCGTATCAACGATGGTTTTGTAGACTGGTGGGTTGGCTCGCAGTTTGGGATAGATGTCGGCAAACTCTGAGAAGCCGAATCCACCCTTTTCAGCGCCTCTGGCCGAGCGTGTGACGGATGCCAGCGCGGTGGCAATCGTCTCTTTGCGCAGGTCTTCTGGGACGGTTTTAAGCAGTCGGTTGAACTCGCCTGCATCGCCCTTGGCAGCGCCAGTGATGGCGGTGCGCATCTTGTTTGCCACGCTGCCCTCGATGTCTTGGCCAAATGCATTCACGATGCGCTTGCCCAATGCACGCTCTTTGGCATACAGCAGGTTGGCTGCACGCAGTTGCTGGCGCAGTTCCTCTCCACCAATGTTGCCCACGTTTGTCAGTTGATCGTCAGCCAGTGCCGCATATAGGCGCTTGAGGTCTGCCTCGGCCATGCTGCCATAGGGTGATTCCATCTTGTTGATGGCATTGCCGATCAAGGTTTTCTCGCGCTTGAGTCGGCCATACGTGATGTTGCCTTCCTCGATCATCTTGGCCAGATTGCGCTCGGCTGCTGACATGCCTTTCTCGCCCACCTCAGCTTTGACGGTGTCGAGAGTTGCTTTGAGCTTTGGCAGTTCCACCACTGTTGTCTTTGGCACTTTTTCATCGACTGCGTTGTAGACCTTGCTTGCCTGTGAGTTGAGGTCTGAACGAGTCGCGGTCAGCGAGTCTTTGATCTTTTGCGACACCACGCCAGGCGCGACTGCACCTTCGACAAATGTGGCATCGAATTGCTTGATCACATCGTCGGCTTTGTCCACGGCCTGCGTGACTGTGTTGCGCCATGCGGCCTCGGCCTCACTGCCTGCGGCTGATCTGGTCAGTCCTGCTGCTGCTCGGACTTGTGGGTTGTCGCTGAACACATCGGCAGGCAGTTGGATGCCAAGACGATCGGCTGCTTCTTTGGCTGCCACGTTGACTTGGGCAAGATCGGCAAGCCGGTCGCGTGCGCCAGCCGAGCCAAAACCTGTGCCAGATGCCTTCTTGACCAGATTGCCAACTTCTTCCTCTGTCACTTCTGTGACGATTGGTGCCACTGCTGGTGCAGCTGGCGCGACTGGAATCTCTGGTGCGACTGGTGCTGTCTCTGGCATTGCTGCGGCCACTGGTGCTGCTGGAGGCGCTTCTGGTGCCATTGCTGTGCCCATTGGAGCGCCTGGTGCTCCTGCTGCTGGCGCAGGTGTTGGAGCTTTGCCTGTGACGCGCTGTACGCCCTTTTTGACGGCTTGGACTACCGGAGGTGCCACACGTTGCAGAATCTGCCCTGCTGGGCCTGTTGCTGCGGCTGTGACCACCTCGCCAGTGTCAAACTTGCCACCAGTTCCAGCTTGGGTTGCTTCGATGGCCGCTTGAGTTGCACCACCGGCCACGATTGCACCAGGTATGGTTGCGGCTCGGCCTGCTGGTGTGAAGGCTGCAATGCCACCGACTGCGCGTGGAATGTCACCCATCGTGAAGCCTGGTGGGATTGCGTATTCTTTTTGATCAACTGAAGAGCGCAGTAAGTAGTTTCCCTTAGCGTCTTGTCGAATCTGAACACCAGGGAAATTTGCTTGCAGAATCTGCACCGTTTCCTTGGGATTGCTCAAGAGTGTGCCAAGCGCTGTTTTGAACGATGCCACGCTCATTTGATTGAGTTCAGGCATGCTTGTCCACTCAGGCAATGCCTGAGTCTCAGGCGTTGCACGTGCGCGGCCAGTGACCGATTCGACAATGCCTTCCAAGAATCCCATTGGCTTTGGCTGTGATGCCGCCCATTGCTCTGGAGACATTGGTGCCGCAGCTGGTGCTGTGGCCGTAGGTGCAGGAGCTACTGGTGCAGCCTGTTTAGTCTGTGATGCCAACCATTCTTCTGGACTCATTTTGCCCCCACAGATTGCTTATATGCCGCCCACTGAGCATCACTGAAGTTTGCAGGACGAGTGTAAGTTTGGCCACCAACTTTGACGGTGTTTGCTGCTGGTGCAGGTGGTGCACCAACTGGCGCTTGCTCTGTGGCCGAGTAGAAGATGTTTTCTGTGTTGAGGCCATAACCCTTGGAGATGCGCTCCAGTCCTGTGCGAACTGTTTTCTCGCCTTCCAATGCGCTGTTGTACAGACCCTTGGCTTGACCCTTGAATGATTCTCGCTGTGATGGGCTAAGACGTTGACCAGTTGCCACCTTGTTGTAGATGTTCGTGATGCGTTCTGGCACACCGGCTGCATTCTGCGCTGTGGCAAATTCCCCCTCGCGCACCACAGAGCCTGGGTCCAGCATCTTCATGTAACCAAAGATCAAGGACAAGTCGCCAACTGCGCTGTCCTCTGACGAGAGCACGCGACCGTAAGCAGATTTGACTTCCTGATACGGCTTGGTCTGGTCGTTGTATTCCTTGCGGAACTTGGTCTCAAGTTCTGGGCGTTTGTCAACAGGAATGATGCCAGCGCTCATTTGTTTGGCCTCAGCCTCTGCACGCGCAGCTTCTGCCCCAGATTTTTTAGCCGCAGCATCAGATGCACGACGAGCTGCTTTGGCTTGCTCAATCTGCTCTTTTGTCAGGTTAAGGTCAGTCAGGAACTTGTCAGGAGCAAACTTTGCTTCCTGCTCCTTGATGATGGCCTCAGAGCTAAGTTTCAACAGTTCATATGGCTGTTTTTCTTTTGCTCTGCGCTCACCTTCAAGTGCAATGGCACTGGTGATCACTTTGTCACCACCAGGCATTTGTGAGATGGTGAATCCAAAGTAGTCCTCGGTTGCTTTTGGGTTTTCCTTGGCCACATCACGCCATGTTTCCAAAAACTTAGCACCGGCTTCGTCGCCAGAGTTTCGCTTGCCTTCGATCTGCTGATCGAGCAGGCTGATGGCGATCTCTGGCTTTCCTGCCTTGAATGCAGAAAATACTTGGCCAGATTGTTGCAGTGCTGCATTCTGACGTTCACCCGACAACATGCTGAAACTCTCGCGCACAGACTTTGCCTGCGTCTCAGGCAGCATCATTGACAGATTTGCATAGTCGGCAGCAGTTGCATCAGGCTGGCGCAGTTTTGCAAAGCCTTCTTGGAGCAACTTTTGGTTTGCCATTTGCTGCTGTTGCTGTTCCTGTTTGAGCCTTGCTTCTTGGACACTTGCTCCAGTTTGGAACGCGCCCAAAAATGCTTGTGTTGGGTCAGCGATTTGAACCCCATAGTTGATAGGTTGCATCAGAATTTACCTCCGAGACCACTAAATAATCCAAGGCCACCAGAGATTGCTGCGGGGATTGCTCCGAATGCTTTGCCTTGTGCAATCTCAGCGCCAGCTAGTGCTGCACCTTGTTGGCCAAGAAGATTTGCCACATTTGCTCCGGTTGTTTGAGCAGCTGCACCTGTACCGGCTGCGGATGCCTGACCAAGTCGTGCCAAATTACCTGTTGTTTCTACACCAAGCGCTGTCATGCCACCTAATCGACCATATTGTTGATCGATCAGACTTGACAGCAATGCTGGTCTGAACTGTGCCAGTGCGCCTTGGATATTTCCACCACGCAGACCACCAGTGGCCGATGCACGCTGGAGCAATGCTTCCTCGCCTTGGCCAGCAAGTGCTTGGAATGTTTCTCCGCCTCTAATACGCTCAATTGCTGCACGTTCGGCCTCAGGACCACGAAGGCCAAGCAGTGCTTGTTGTTGCTCAAGTGCTGGTGCACCTGCTGCTGCAAATGGCTCAAGACCTCCAAGTGCTTTTTCTCCTGCTATAGAGTATGGCTTGAGCAATTCTTGAACTTTATCGAATTGTCTGCGTTGTTCTTCAATTCCAGCTTGTGCAGAACCGGCTTGTGTAGCTGCTGCGCTTTCTGCCGCATCTGCTTGAGCCATGCCAGAGATGAGTGTGGCACCACCAACGGCAATGCCTGCTAGTGCTGCTCCTGATAATCCAAATGTCATTTTGATTCCTCCAATTGCGCTGTCTGTGCAGTTTCAAGAGCTATTGCTGGCGCTGGAATAGTGAACATATCCCACAGCGCTTGTGGGTCTTGCTCGTTGCTTGGGTTTGCGTGAAATGTAGTGACTTCAACTTCTGTCAAAGCAATGCCGGCACGCTTGGTGCCAATCTTGGAGACGCTCATGTCGCCTGGTCTAAGGGTGCGTGGGCCGTTGTCTGTGCTGACAATCAACTCACCTTTGCGCACCAAGAAAAATGATTCTTCTTTGTGGATTGCACCAGTCAGAACGGTGCCAGCAGGAATGTGCATTGTCCGAGCATACAAGCCATTGCAGAAGTCGTGATCGACAGGCATGTCCACCTGAGGCAGCTTGAGTAGCTCGGCCTCTAGTTGATAGATTGGCAGGTGCTCTGCTGGCACGCCAGCTTTGACTTCCTGAACCGCGACATGACTCATCGAGAACTCCTGTGCAGGGGCTTTTGAGCTACTGGCGGCTCGAACGGCTCAGTGCTGACTATTTTCCCACATTTTGGCATTTGGTCAATCTTCCATTTCAAATTCACGCTCTTCCCATGCCTGGCAGACGCGCAGGTCGTGGCAGATGAACTCGAATTTGGTGCAGTAACCACGGAAACCAGCATTGGTATCCCACTCATTGCGAGGGATGCGCTCCATTTTTGCCTGTGTCATGGTGCTGTTGTCGTAGTACTCACAGTTCGAGCAGCGACGACGACGAGACTCTTTTTCGTCCACTTGCATGGCCTTGCCCACAGCGATCCAGTAGGTCTTGTTGGCCGTTGGCTCGTTGCTTGGATTCTCAGGGCCGAGCATCCAGTCGTCAATGGCGATCTGGGTGTTTTTCTTATTCTCGGCTGTGCTGATGAATTCTTCCTCCATCGGCAAGCCCATAAAGCCCTTGGGCATCATCATGAATTTGTCCATGCTGTTCTCCTTGATTAAGTGATTTCGCGGCCAGATGCGCGGATGGTCAGTGATGTTGCTGCGCTGGCAATTGTGCTAATGAAGCTGCCAGACTCTAATGCTTGGCCAACCAGCTCTGGGCAGGTGTATGTCTCATCGGGCGCAATGGCTCTGGTGTCCATGATCAAGTTAGATGCATCAGCTGTGCCACCACTAGTCACCAAGTTAACGCTCATCGTCACATTGCCTGCACTGGTGTTGGTGATCGTGAACTTGTCAATAATCGCCTTGCAGTTCACAGCTGTGTACTGCGTGGTCTGAGCGTTTTCGGCCTGCTTTGGTGGGATCAGCACCTTAATTGATACGGTCATGGTTTACTCCAAAAGAAGGATATTGTTCGGAATGTATTGTGTCATCAGCCAGTTAGTGCCGTCTGACACAAGTGTCGCAGAGTCACCTGAACTTGCCAAGAGAATTGACGTTCCAGCAGCTCCACCAGCCAATGGAACGACATTTGATGATGCTGACACCAGCGCCTGTACTTGGTAATTCTGAAAGTACAAAACGCGCCCTGAATTGGTTGACGGTGTTGGCAGGGTCACTGTGCAAGTCGATCCAGACTTATTGTTGATCAACCACAGCTCAGTGGCCGCAACCGTAAAGTCAGCCGTTTTTGTGACTGGAGCTGATACCGATTGCTTACTGTTAAATGTAGACCAGTCAGTCGAACTTAACGCACCGCGATTGGTTGCTGAGGCTGTAGGAACATTCAGCGTGATGACTGGCGTTGTGGTGCCGTTGGCAACAGTTGAGGAGAGGTCTGTGCCAGTCGTTCCAAGTGTGAGCGCGGCCACCGATGTGACTGTGCCTGATCCTTTGTTGTTAAATGTATTCCAGTCGGTGCTTGATAGATAACCATTGCTGGCCGTACCAGATTGCGTGATGCTCAGTGTTCCAGCTGAGTAAGCCAGAGGTGCGCTGACAGTCGTAGAGGCCAAAGCCGTACCGTTGCCATAGAGCAGGCCGGTAATGCTGGTCGACATGGTGATCGCAGGCGTTGTCGTTGCCGTGGCCACAGTGCCAGCAAAACCGTTGGCCGACACGACAGAGACGCTAGTGACCGTACCAGTGCCGTATGGCAACGCAGGGATGTCAGCGGCCACCAAAGCCCTAAATGTAGGTGCACCAGATGAGCCATTAGGCGCGGCCAGCACATAGTTGGCAGTTTTAGCAGCATAAGGATTCTGAGTGTCGCCATAACCAGAAGCCAAACTGATTGCCGGTGTTGTTCCGCCAGAGGAGACGACAGGCGATGTTCCTGTGACTGATGTGACAGCGCCAGCGGTGCTTATAGGAGCGTTTTCCCAGCGTTGTTGCACTGAGTCATAAATCAGAACATCATTATTGGCCGGTGTCGGTGCGTAAACATCAGACAGTTGGCTGACCAATGGCTCGGCCTGAACTCTGACAAAAACTGAACCAGAGCCTGCTGTTGCAGCATTGACCACGGCAGCGACAACGATGTGTGGAAGTGGGGCTGTTGGCTGTGTTTTCGTTAGACCACCAGCAAATGATGGGTTGTAGTACAGGATGTCTCCATCTGCCCAGACCTCGCCATAAGGCGTTCCAGTAGTATTAAATCCTCGCACCAAACCAAAGCTGGAGACAAGGCCAAAACCATTGTTGGCAATGGCTTCTGCGGCCACGCCCATTATGAGTTGACCATTTGTCACGCCAGTGGACGGTTTGCCCTTGAGCACACCAGATGCACCAACAGAGCCATCAAACATCACCAACTGGCCTTTGGCGATGGTTGCTGATGCCTTGATGTAGTAATACTGTGCCTCGCCAATGGATTGATTGACATCTGGTGTCATATCCAAGTTAAGCGTGTATCCACCATTCCAATGCAATCTGCCAACCTTATTTACAGGATAAGGAGCATTGCTATTGAAATCAATGTAATCGGTTGCCACCGAGTTGTTGTTTTCGATGGCTGGCGCAGTTGCAATCAGTTCAAGTGTTTTCGCAAATTGAGCGACAGCATCCAATGCTTGTTGCACCTTGGCATTGAGCACAGCATCCTCGACTGCTGTGTCCTGAGCCAATGCGCTCAGTTGCGCAAGTGCCTCGTTTGCAGTGGCTGCTGCCGTGTCTGCTTGGTACTCAAAGTCAGTTCCTGTAATGACTTGCAGTTCATCCACCGTTGCGAATAGCAACTCAAACTGCCTGATCTGCTGTTGATCAGTTAAAAACTGCGCGAGTTGATCTCGCGTCAGATTTAGTCTGCGTGATGTGGGTGCGGTTGCCATTAGTACGCCAATGCCTCGATTTGAGCTTCAAGTCGAACGAACGACACATGGGCATCGCTATCACCACGGAATCGTTGGATGCGCCAATTGCGCATGTGACCCTGCTGAAACCATGCCAAGCGCTTTGCAGTGTTTCCAGTTGTGCCAACAGTAATGTAGCGGTCTTGGCTCCATGATTTTCCATCAAGCGAGTAACTTGTGCTGATCTGTGGATTGGTTCCCAAAGCCACATTTCCAGTCAGACTGACCAACTCAAGCTCGTTGAAGATCGCGCCATTGCTTTCGTTATAAACGATAAGCGTGCCAAATTCCCAGCGCACTTGCTGGCCCCAATGCTCACCCGTGCTTTGTACAAAGTATCCGATTGAGTTGGATTGAGGATCGCCAACCAGCCACTTGTCATAGCACCAGACCATGTTTCGTGCGCGGTATTGTGAAAATCCAACCACAGTGGTGGTCAGTGTGAACCAGACTTGCTCACCAAGCGCTTCAGATGCCGATGCGTCATAGACTACAGTGCGATCTGGCAGGTGCACATAAAGGTGTTCGTGGTTCTTGTCATTTCGTGCTTCAAGCTTGACTGTTGCTAGTTGCGCCTCGGTATATTGCAAGAGCAAATTGTCGATTTCTTGCGTGCTAATCTTTTGTGTTGTTGCGGCTGCACCAACATAGATGCCAGGCGCTTCATTGCGGCCACCACCTAAGAATGCAATGCGCTCGATATAAACGCAACATCCAAATGTGCCGATCACGCCTTTTTGTACTTGAGCGCCTTCAATGCGTGCAAATGGAAACAACTCGCCACCCACGTTGTCGAACACCTCGATGGTGTTTCGGTTGAGTGCATAAATTTCGTTGCGCAGTTTGAGCAGTGCGACAACTGGATCGGGATCAGCTTCTGCACTGCCATATTTCAGAGGGTTGACAACCAGAGGGTTTGATAGTTCAGTGACTACCAAAAACTCACCATCGGTGGTCATAAAGTAGCCATCCACCCATGCCACATCAAGCACCACACCAAGGTCTGGGTCGGTGTTCTGCGTGAGGGTGGATGCCACTGGGTCCCAGAAGTACAGCCGACCACCAGATGCAATGGCCAGCAGATCAAAGCTGTAGTCAAACGTGACCAATGTGTCAACTGGGCCACCAACATCGCCCAGAGTCGTCACAGTGCCATTGCTGGCCACAGATACCAGCTTGGTGCCCATGACTCGGTAGCAGACACCATTCCAGTTGATGCCGCCACGGTCAGTGCCTGGGCCTGTGCCATTGGCCACAATGCCATCGCCTGGACGCAGGAATCCATTGCTGATGCCAGACTTCTTTGGCACCGGCATCATGTTGACAGGGTAGGCTGTGCGCAGTTCTGGCGTGTTGTCAGCGTAGATGCCGTTTAGGATTGGGATTTGCATGGCTTACCACTTGACCTTGTTGGCCCAATACGCTGCGCTCATCTTGCCCTTGGCAATATTCTCAGCGTGCCTGGCCTTGAATGATTCTCGACGAGTCTTGTCTGCTTTGGACTCGCCTTCCTTCTTTGGAGACCCAGACACGCCCTGCTGACCAAAGCGAATTGTCTTCACTTGGTCACCGGCCTTGGCCACGACAACGTGGCTTTTGGTCGGGTGCGATGGTGTGCGCTTGGGCTTGTTGTAGCCTTCCACGCCAACGCGAGCGAGTCTTGAGTCTTTGGTGGCCATTAGATGCCACCTTCTCCTGTGGCCACATTCAATGTGGTGCCAGAAGCAGAGATGTGAGCCAACTCAGTGTCTTCGGTTGATTTGCGAATGATGATCTCACTATTTGCGCGAACTGGGATGTCAGCTGTAGTTGCTGCACCACCGCCAATGCGGACATAGCAAATATTCGCACCACTGTTGACCAGACGGACTGCTTTGTCCTGTTGGTTGATAGTAATGCTTGCGGATGAAGCAGCAGGTGTGACAACTTGGTTTGCGCCAAGGCGCTGACTGAATTGATTGACTACAGACATGGTTTTCTCCTAAGAATTAAGCAATGCGATACCACGAATTTGTGGCTTGGTAGAAGCGCATGCGGAAGAAGTCCTGCGCTGCGAGTGTGCTGGGTGCTCCATAACCATTGGATGCGCCATTGAGCGCCAGCGTGAAGGCTGTGATCTGCTGAGTGGTGGTCACCAACACCTCAGTGCCATCAGGTGTGCCAGTGTTCAATGGCAAAGTGATCGTTCCTGTGGCCAAAGTGCCAGCAGGCTGGATGACCATCCATTGCTGTTCGCTGACTGGCGTTGGAACTGACACGTTGAAGCCAGTGCCTGGTGTGTACAGGTTGGTGGCCACAGTAGGTGCAGCAAACACTTGCTGAAAGTATTGCAGCAGCTGCGTGATCGAAACCTTGCGAGCGTCACCATTGTTGGAGACGTAAACCGGCAGGAGGTCACCGCCAGAGACTTGGCTGATGCCTGATAGTTGATTGATTGTTGGCATGATTGTGATTCCTCAGTTGAATTCGAGTGGGCCATCTTGACCGGCCAAGACTGGATCGACAGGTGGACGGATGAAAGGATTGTCGTATACGCGCCAAGGCTTGTTGCCTGCACCTGCTGGCATTGTGCTTGGAAGTTGTTGCTCCATTGGCATGGCCGCACGCGACAGCAGGGTGTTGTAGGACTCTTTGGCAGTGGTCTTTGTGTCTGGCATGACCTGCTTGCCGTAGCTGGGTGCCAGCTTGATCGCCAGATTGGTGTAGATGGCCTCATTTGAGCTGTCTGGCACGTTCGTCTGCTCGTCAAGATCGCTGTCTTGGGGACTTGATGGCAGTGGGTAACCGAGGCGAATGCCGAGTGCATTCCATGCTGCGATCATGGTGTCTAGCCTGCGCAGGGCAGACTGCAACTGCTCTGGGGTCAGATCAAAGACGTAGGAGGCTAGACCAATTTCCTCGAAGGCCTGTGCGACGAATTGGCGTTTTGTCCATCCCATGTCATTCTCCTGTGTTCTCAGACAATCTGTCTTGGATCAATTGTCCCAGTTTTTTGTCTTTTGTGCGACCATCAAAGCGAATTCCTAATTCGGTGGCCTTGGCCTCAAGTTCCTCGCGGGTTGGCAATGCATCGTCTTCTGGCACGATGGCCTGAGCTGCTGCGGCCTGAGCCGCTGCCTCGGCCTGCTCGCGCAGCAATCTGTGGTTGATGCCGTCGATGGGCTTGGATGGCTTGCGCACCTTGATAGGCTTTTTATTCTTTGCGTACCTTGGCATGAGAATGATGGCTTCCATCATTTGGCCTTTCTTTTCATGGGCTTTGCTGTTTTTGCTGCGGCTTTGAAAGCTGCGGCAGTAGGTGCGCCCTTTGTGCCTGGCTTGCGCATGCGCTCAGGCGTTTTGCCTGCGGCCTTCTGGTCTGCAATGCGCTCACGCTTGGCGTGAATGTTGGCATACAAACCGGCCTTCATTTCATGGCCTTCTTAGGCGCTTTGCTGGGCTTTCCTGCGGCCTTGGCTGCTTTGGTGGCCACATTCAATGCGATGGCCACGGCCTGCTTCATTGGCTTGCCGGACTTCTTTTCCATCTTGATGTTCTTGCCGATGGATTTGCTCGAATAACCTTTTGTCAATGGCATGGTGATCTCCTATTGAGAAAGGGGGGCCGAAGCCCCCCAGTCTTTTTTGCTGGATTACTGGTTGAACAACAAGATGCCGGACATCTCGGGGTTCTTGTTAACCACACCGAACAGCGTGTCCATACGATACTTGATCGTCATGCTGTTGATGTCGTACCACTTTTGCAAGACCAACTCAATGCCTTGGTCTGTGCTTGCACGCATCACTGCGACACCAGCGTCAGAGGGCACTGCGTAACGGCCAGGCAAGATTTCCAAAGAATCACGCTGCCAGAACACGTTCACAGAAGCTGCGTTAACGTTCAAGAAGGTGATGGCAGAAGTGTTGGAAGCTGGGTCCACTACCACGTTCTGATATTGCTTCTGAGCGTCAGTTGCAGTGCCTTGAGCGCCAATGATTGGAGGCGTGATGGTCATGGTGGTACCAGAATCAACAGACACAACACGGAAAGTCTTCAGCTGACCAGTGCTTTGCTTGGTGATGTGGTGCACAGCGTACACGCCTGCGATCTTGAACGCATCGCCAGCAACCACGCCAGTAGTCGAGGAGACAGTCACGGTCTGAAAGCGATTGTCCACGTTGATCTGGCCGCCAACAGATGTGGAAGTGGCTTGAGGAGCGTAGTTCGCTTGCGTACCTGTACCGCTAGTGTCGATGGTGATTGAGCCACCACCGCCAGCAGCTGCCAGACGGTTTGCGTAGTCCATCTTGTAGGTGTCGAAGCCTGCGACCATGCCAACGTAGTTGCGCTCGTATGCCTTGTCAGACTTGGCATTGCCGAACGAACGGCTGGCTTGAGACAAGTTACCGG